GTGATGTACCTTTTGATGAATGTTCAATTACATTGAAATATAATAAAGGGTATGGTTTTAGTACTAATGCAAAAGCTGATTGGGTTGATGGTACAAATGAAAAAGAAATGTTTGCAACATCTGGAAAAGATTATAATTATGTAGGTCAAATGTATGAAGCTTTTCCAAAATTTATAGTTACATCAGGTGGAAATAATATCGCAGCAGACGGAACTGATACAGTCGAATTTAAAATGGTTGATAATGATGGCAAAACTATTGAAAAAGATATTCAATTATTTTTAGAAGCAACTGGTGGATATTTACCGAAACAAAGATTAACCACTAATAAAGGTGTAGGTACTTTTAAAGTTACAGCCTTAGGTCTTACTTCAGGTGAAAAATTTAAAGTAAAAATTGGATTTCGTAATTATACTGGTGTTGCTGATGTTGATTATACAGTAGATTAAATTCTACAAGGGGATTAATATTAATCATTAACTAATTGAGGACTTTATGACTAATTCTTTGGTAGAAAAACCAGAACATTTAAAATTTTTTGAAGAACATCCAAAGGGAAAAGAACAAGAAGATACTAGAACCGATCCATTAGATGGCCATGCTAGAATAGAACAACTTTGGACAACGCCTTTCATGGAGGTAGATATAACTTTACCTGATGCAATGCGTTATGATTTGATTAATGTTCTACATAAAAAAGAACAATCATTACAAGAAATTCGTGATGAAAATCCTCAGTTTTATTCTATTGTAGATTCAAAAGGATTTTACGCAACTACACATTATAATTTATTTGCTAATCCACAAGAGTATCCAGAAAAGGATACTATATTAGAATTTGAAAAAATATCAACTAAATTAATTCGTTATTATATTCGTAAAGGTTGGGGTATACAACAAGCGGATGAATTAGAACTTGAAGGTAGATGCTTTGGAAATATCCAACAACCTGGTGCGAGAACATATCCTCATTACCATCAAGATGTTAATGGTGTTTTAGTTCATTATTTATCTATGGGTGAAGGTAATCTAACAGATAATGTAATGAAAGATTCAGAAAAATCACCAAGACATCCTACTCATAATGTTTTATTTCAAGATCCCCGACCAGCAATCGCATATCCATATTGGCAAAAAATTCATGCCGTAACACCAAGAGTAGGATTAACTCTTATTCATCCTAATTATCTTTGGCACGAAACAAATCCTTGGTTAGGACAAGGAGAAAGAAGTTGTATTGTAGTTAATTTTAGAATTGTATCTCACGGGTATAATGAGTTAATTAAACCTTTTCGTTTTTGATTTTAAGGAGAAAACATGGCGAAGTTTAAATTTTATTTAGAATCTCCAAAAGAAGATGGTAAAGAGATTGTATTAGATTATGATAATGATACATCTGAATTACGTTTTGATAATGGAGATATTGTAGTACCTCAATCTGAATATCGAGATTGGAAACCTTTTTACAAAATGGATGAAGGTAAAAGACAACTTAAAACAATTAAAATACAGTTAGGTTTGAAATGTAACTATTCTTGTGAATATTGTTCTCAAAGATTTGTTCCTAGAAATCCAGATGATACTTATGCTCATCAAGACGAATCTGAAAAAACCGCAAATGAAATTGAAGAATTTGTTAATAAATTTGAAGGTATAGAAATAGATGAAGAACCCCATTTTGAGATGTGGGGTGGAGAACCTTTTTTATATTTTCCAAAAATGAAATTAGTAACTTTGTATTTAAGTGAAAAATTTCCTAAAGCTACTTTTAGTGTTATAACTAATGGTTCTTTACTTAATCAGGAAATTATAGATTTTCTTGAACAATATGATTTTTCTGTTTCTATTTCTCACGACGGTCCTGGTCAAAAAACTAGAGGTCCCGATCCTTTAGATGATCCAGAACAAAAGAAATGGTTATTTAAATTAAGAAATATTTTAATGCCAAAAGGTAAATTTTCTGTTAATGCAATGATTCATAAAGATAATGATAGTCGTGCAGAAGTTAATCGTTGGATTAAAAATCAGTTTGGTATGGTTCCAATAGGAGAAGGTGGTGTAATTGATGCATATGATGAAGGTGGTGTATCAATGTCTTGGAAAACAGAAGATGAACATATTGGATATAGAAGAAAAGCATTTAAAGAAGTAATGAATAAAAAGATTGAACAATTTACTATGTTAGAAGGAAAAATTCAAAATTTTATTGATTCATTAAAAGAACAAAGACCTTCTTCATCTTTACTACAAAAATGTGGTATGGATATGCCAAGTACAATTTCAACAGACTTAAATGGAAAAATAACAACTTGTCAAAATGTAACTACATCTTCTAATAATCCAGCGGGTATATCACATGAGATTGGTACACTTGAAAATTTAGAAGAAGTTAATATTAAAACAGGAACTCATTGGTCAGATCGTGTAGAATGTCCTAAATGTCCTGTATTACATTTATGTCAAGGAAGTTGTTTATTTTTAAGTCCTGATTCAAAAGAATGGGAACTTTCTTGTGAAAATTCATATAGTGATAATGTTGTTTGGTTAGCAGCATCATTGTATGAACTTACAGGAAAAATTTTATATAAGATTGAAGGTCCTCAACCAGAACATAGAAAAGATATTTTTGGATTTCAAAAAGACGAATATATTAAAAAAGCAGAAGAAAGGGAAGCTGTAACGACAAATTAAATTATGCGTGAATTTTCTTCTATACCATTTTATCGTTTTATGATTAAAGGTGGGAAATTTGATCGAGTTGAATATTTTTATAAACATATTGTAGCTCGGAAAATGAACTCTCCTGGACAGTATGAATTGTCTTTTGAATTTGAGATTCTTGGAGGTAATTATAAAGATCGTGGGTATGATTCAGACCAAGAACATTTAAATACTAAAGTTAATGAAACCAACGAGGAATTATTTATTGAAGAAATAAAAGAAATACTTAATCATTTAGTTTCGATAAAAGACGCACGACTTCTTATACAATGGATAGAATGAGTGCATTTTTTTTATAAATACAAGAAAACCGCTTTATAGGATTAAAAATGGCAGCAATTTTAGATCAAACAATAGATCAAGGTACATCATACAGTAATACTATTACCGTATTTCAGTCTGATGGAACAACGGCATTAGATTTAAATGGCTATACTGTTGCTTCACAAATTAGAAAGAATTTTACTTCTTCTTCATTTCATACAATTACTTGTACAATAGTTTCACCCACTACTACAGGTAAAATTAATTTAACTTTAACTCCAGCACAAACTGAAGCTATCAAATTTGGATATTATTATTATGATGTAGAAATTACATCAGGCTCAGGAACAGTTACAAGAGTTATTGAAGGAAAAATGCACATTAAACCAGGTGTAACAAGAGCATCTTAGAGAGGAAATACTAATGAGTAATTTAGTAGTTAAAACTTTATTTACAAGTGATCCATCTGATGTTATTAAGGTAACAACATCTTTGGGTACAGCAAATGTTAATGATTTAGCTGATGTTGATACTTCTGAAACAATACCAAACGATGCATTATTAATTTGGGATACAAATACTGCGAAGTATAAACCTATTTCGTATAAAACTTTAGTAATAGATGGACAGACATTTTAAATATTAAGGGGATAAGAACATGCCGAATGTCATACAAATTAAAAGAACAACTACATCTAATATCCCTACTTCCAATTCTGGTGGAGATATTACTGCTGGTGAATTAGCATATTCTTACTCTGCTGCTGACGGAAGTGGAAATGAATCGGGTGTAGGTAAATTATTTATAGGTCATGCAGATGGATTAGCTGGAGAAAATGCTGCCGCAATTATTGGTGGATCATTCTTTACAAATATGTTAGATCATACTGCCGGAACAGCAACGGCTAATTCAGCAGTTTTACTTGATGGTAATTTACATACCGATCATGTTAAAACAACTAATTTACATATTGGTAATTCTGGGAGCGCAACACAAGTAACTGCAACGGGTGCAGAATTAAATATATTAGGTGGTGCTACTTTATCTACATCTGAATTGAATACACTTACTGGTATTACTGCTTCAACGACAGAGTTAAATAAGATAGATGGATATACAGGAACTACTGCACAATTAAATACTGTTGATGTAACTCCCGGAACATTAACTGCAAGTAAAGCAGTTGTTGTTGATTCAGATCAACATATAGATAATTTAAAAACTGGTACTTTACATTTGGGGGCAGCAGGAAGTACTACTGCTGTAACTGCATCAGCAACCGAGTTGAATTTGTTAGATGGTATAACAGAAATTGATACAGATATTACAAGTGTTGCTGCAACTCATACTACGTTAGCATCAGCAAAAGCAATTAAAGCATATGTTGATTCTAACCGTGCAGGATTAGAAGTTAAAGATTCGTGTCGAGTAGCAACAACTGCTCATCTAACTGCTACATATAATAATGGTGCATCTGGTGTTGGAGCAACTTTAACTAATTCTGGTTCACAAGCAGCAATTGCAATTGATGGTGTAACACTAAATGCAAATGAAAGAGTTTTAGTTAAAGATCAAACATCTGCGGCACATAATGGTATCTATAAAGTTACTGATGTTGGAAATGGATCTACTAATTGGATATTAACTAGAACAACTGATGCTGATACAACCGCTGAATTAAATTCAGGTGTATTTACTTTCGTAGAAGAAGGTACTAGTAATGCAAATCACGGGTTTACTATGACCCAAGATACTACTATTAATTTTGGAACAACAACTGTTACATGGACTCAATTTTCAGGAACAGGAATGATAACGGATGGTAACGGGTTATCAAAATCTGGAAATACCATGGCGGTTAATACTGGTACGGGTATTACAATTACATCTGATAATGTAGTTATTGATACAGCATGGGCGGGACAAGCTGCTATTACAACTGTTGGAACTATTGGAACAGGTACATGGGCAGGAACTGCTGTTGCTTCAGGATATGGTGGAACTGGCATTGATACTTCAAGTTCAACTGGTATTCCAATAGTTACAAGTGGTACTTGGTCAATCTCTGCTTCATTAGGAACTGCTTCTGGTGGAACAGGTGCAACAACATTTACTTCTAATGGTATATTATATGGTAATGGTGCTGGAGCAATACAAGTTACTGCTGCTGGTACTAATGGTTATTTTTTATATTCTAATGCTGGAACACCAGCATGGACAAATGTAATAGATGGAGGAACATTTTAATAATTAACAAGATGGAGGATTTATGTCTGAAAATGGTACTGATGAATTGAATGAGAAGTTGCGTTACGCACAGAATTTAATTACTATTTTACAAACTATGTTAAATGAAAGAACAGCTCAGGCAATTCAGCTCGAAGCAAGAATTAAATGTTTAACAGAAGATTTAGAAAAATCTAAACCAAAAACTGGGGAATCAGTAGATGCCGATAGTAATAAAGCCGAAAAAAAGTGAAACAGCTTCGTCAATCCCATCAACAAGTGATTTAGATACTGGTGAGATTGCAATGAATACGGCAGATCAAAAAATCTATACTAAAGATTCAAATGGCGCAATTATTGTAGTTGGGTCTGGTGTTGGTGGTGCAACTACCGCATATGTTGACGCTAAAGCAATTACAATGGCAATCGCATTAGGATAAAACTATGGCAATTACATCAAGAACACAGTTACAAGATTATTGTTTAAGAAGATTGGGTTGGCCTGTTATTGAGATTAATGTTGATGACGATCAAATATCAGATAGACTAGATGACGCTTTAGAATATTTTGGAGAGTATCATTTTGATGGTGTTGAAAAAGTTTTTTTAAAGCATACATTAACACAAACCGATATTGATAATGAGTATATTCCAATGAATGATCCTATTATAGGTGTTAATAGAGTTTTACCAATTCCTAATTTCAATGCTTTTCAAACTGGGTTTTTTAATGAAGAATTTCAATTACGTTTAAATGATTTAAATACATTTACAGGAACATCATTAATTAATTGGAGAATGTCATTATCAAATTTTTCAATGGTTGATTATTTATTTACTGTAAATGCAACTGTATTATTTAATAGAAAACAAAACAAATTATATCTTGAAACAGATTGGGCAGAAAAATTTAAAGTAGATGATAAACTTATTATAGAAGCTTATCGAATATTAGATCCCACAACATATACCGAAATATACAATGATATGTTTTTAAAAAGATATGCTACTGCTTTAATTAAAAGGCAATGGGGAGAGAACTTAAAGAAATTTGAAGGAGTGCAATTACCAGGTGGAATTACACTCAATGGTAAAACAATCTATGATGAAGCGGTAGAAGAAATTACCAAAATTGAAGAAGAAATGAATTTAAAATATGAACTTCCACCTGATGGATTTATAGCCTAATGTCATCTAATATTTATTTCCAAAATTCCATGATGGATCAAAACCTCATGGATGATATAAACCGTGAAGTAATACAACAAGCTGGGTTTGACGGTTATTATATTCCACGAACTATTGTTAAAGAAGATTTTCTTTATGGTGAAGATGTACTATCAAAATTTACAAATGTATATCAAGTGGAAATGTTTGTTAAATCTATTGAAGGTTTCGGGGGCGAAGGAGATTTAGTAAGTAAATTTGGATTGGATGTAAAAGATGAATTAATCATTACAGTTCACAAAAAACATTTTCAAATTGCAACTGAAATGGATAAACCCTTAGAAGGGGATTTAATTTATTTTCCACAGAATAAGGGAGTTTTTGAAATTAAGTTTGTTGAACATGAACAACCTTTCTATGTAGTAGGAAAAAATTATACTTACGATTTAACTTGTGAGTTGTTCCAATATAGTGAAGAACAAATGGATACAGGTGTAGAAGAAGTTGATGATATTGAAAGAGAACAATCTTATGCTGTTGATTTAATTGTTTCAGCAGGTGGAACTGGTTCATTCATAGTTGATGAAGAAGTATATCAAGGTGCTAATCTTGCTACTGCAACAGCTAAAGGTATAGTTGTTAGTTGGACACCATCAGCGGGAAATCCAACTATACGAGTTAATGATCTTGTTGGTACTTTTATAGCAGGAACAAATATTACAGGTGAATCAAGTGGTGCTGTTTGGTCATTGGCATCGTCAGATACATTAGCAATGCCTACAACTCCGTTTGCTGATAATACAGAGTTTGAAACAGATGCAGATTCAATATTAGATTTTTCAGAATCCAATCCATTTGGTGAGGTTACTTAATGTTTGGTACTTATTTTTATAATAAAAATATACGGAATATTGTTATTTTATTTGGTACAGTATTTAATGATATTATCG